TTTCAAGAGCGGATCACGCTTCAGACAAACGTGAAGTTGCCGGTCACCAGCGACGCCGGACGCTTGACCGCCAGCGCAACGCGCTTGGTGCCCTTCATGGTGAGCATGCCGTCAACGAAGTTGGTGCCGTGCTCGGACGAGATGCGGATCGTGTTTTCCATCCGATCGTAGAGCGTAGCCGCCATGCGCATCGCGCCAACCAACCACGTTCCGGCGGTCATCGTGTTGCTTTCAACCACGGGCAGGCGCCAAAGGGCGGGCTGGCCGGGGTTTCCCGGAATCCCGAACAAATAGCGACTTTGCGCATCCTTGAGCAGCTCGATTTTGGCCCAGTCGGTCGGATTCATCACGATGCCGTCGGCGGCATAATCCGCCAGCGTCACCTGAAGGACCGCCAGGCGCAGCCGGTCGATCTCCTGCGCGTCAGGCAAGCCGGCCGCCGCCGAGAACGCGGTCGCGTTGGTGAGCAGACCGTCAAGGTTTTCGCCAAGACCGTCACCGGCCAGGATCTGCGTTTCTTCCGCCAAATCGAGGCCGTAGGCCAGCTCACCGTTGATCTCACCCTCGAGCTGCCCCGCATCGCTCAGCGCCTCTTCGCTGATATGCGTGACATGGCTGATTTTCCGAACGAAAGCCTCCTGCTTGGTCCAGCCATACGAGCTTTCCGGCGCGGCGCCTTCCTCGGCAACAGGCGCGGCCGCATTGGTGCGCGTCGTCTGCCGCGCATACTCGATCGACTTTGCCTCGGTCGTCACCACATTCAGAAGCCCGCGGATCAAAAGAGGCCGAAACGGCACGGGCGTCAGCGCAGGCTCACGATCAGACCAGATCGCACCGCCGCCCGACCCGTCCGCGGTCGTGATTGCCGCGTTGACATTCATCTCGAGCGCGCCGGGGCGGCCAGCCGAATTGAATGCCGCGAGCGCGTCGCTGTCGACCAGCTCACGCCCCGCAGAAATGGTCGCCTTCGAGCCGCCGCGACCGGCGGTCGCTACTGCCTGCTCGATGTCGCTGGCGCGCGTTTCAAGCGCCTCCAGAACGGTTTCCGCCTTTGCCTGCGCCTGAGAAAGCGCGTTGAACTGCGGCAGGATCTTGTCAATCTCAGCCTTGAGCTCGGCGCTGACCTGTCCCGCGGTCGATGCTTCCTTCAGCGCCTGCTCCGCTTTCGGCATCACTTCATCGCGAACGGACGACACCTGCCCTTTGAGTTCGCCCAAAGCCTTCACCACGTCACCGGACGCATCGGCGCGGGGTTTCGCCAGGATGCCGGCAGGCATCGCCGACATATGCGCAGCGAGCGCGGCGCTTTTCATCAAAGTGTTCATGATCTTTCCTCAGTGATTTTTCAGAATTTTGCGGATATCGTGAAGCTCCGCAGCGACATCGACGGAATCCGGTCCGCCGGTCGGGGCAGCGCCGGACTTGCCCCCCATCTTCAGTTTGGCCAGAAGCTCACGCCCCTGACGCCTCGAGATTCCCGCCTTTGCGGCGATCAGGTCGAAACACCGCTCGGCCCGAACCGCGCTCGCCGCCGGATCATCGCTGTGAACGACAACCTGGTCGCGCGGCAGAAAGTCATCGGCGAAGCCAAGATCGACAGCCTGGTCACCCGAAATCCACGTCTCTTTTACCATCCTCGCAACGATCTCGTCGCGGTCTAGGTCAACGCGGGCCCCGTAGATGCCTGCCATCGCGTCGTCGATCTTGCCGAGCCAGCCGGCAATCTCACGAAGATCTTCCTTGTTGCCCATCGCGATCACCCAGGAATTGTGGATCATAAAAAACCCCGATCTGGCGATCTCGACACGATCGCCGGCCATTGCGATCACCGAAGCGGCCGAGGCGGCAAGGCCGACGACCTTGACGGTCACTTCGGCGTCATGTTCCCTGAGAAGATTGTAGATCGCCAGGCCCTCGAAGATGTCCCCGCCAGGCGAATTGATCGTCACCGTTACCGGCCTGGAGCCGATCGAGCGCAGCGCCCCGGCGATCCGCTTGACCGTGACGCCGTCGGCATACACATCCTTTCCGATCATATCGACAATGGAAATAGTTGCCGTCTCGTCATCGTCCTGCGCCTTCAGATCCGGAAACCAATGCGACAGCGCCTTCTGCGAGACATCCGAACGCACACCTGGGCGGACGCTGAAATCGACGGGCGGCATGGGTCTGATCGTCATTCTTCTGTTCCTCCGAGATCACTGAGCGGCGCAAGCGCCGTCTGTGCCAGCAATCGATCCGCGTTCGGGTCGCTAGATCGTGGCAAGTTAAGCTTTGCGCGCCGCTCATTTGCGGTCATGGTTCCGGAGGCGCCCATTTTCGACATGAATTCACCTTTTGCGGCGCTGTCCATTTGCAGCATGGCTTCGCGGTTAAACTCGAAGTAATGACGCCGTCGGTCGGTCGGCGAAATCAGGTCTTTCCGGATACGCCATTCGATTTTCCGCAAGAGTGGGTTGATGCCGAGCGTCAGCCAGGAAAGCATGATTGCTTCGACTCCCGATCCCCACATGGTTTGCCCATCAGCCGAATGCCCTATGATGATGGGCGGCACCCCAAACCATCGGCAAATATCTTCGATCGAGAATCTGCGCGTTTCTAAGAGCTGCGCATCTTCCGGATTAAAGGTCAGCGCGTCGATCGACGCGCCCGGCGGCAGCTCGAGCATCTTGCCCGTGTTTTTCGATCCCGAGAACTTGGTCAGAAGCTCCTGCAGCCTGTTGCGCTGTTCGGCGGAAGGCGCGTTTTGCCCTGAGTCCCATCGGATGTATCCCCCCGGCTGCAGACCGTTGCCGAAGACAGATTGCGCCGTTTCATCTGCGGCAAGCGCCGATCCGAAAGACTGCACGCCGTAGCGCACCGCAGAAAGTCCGATGCCAGTGCCTGAACCAAACCCGCGAATGTGAAACACCTTTTCGGGCGGCAGATATTCTCTTTTTCCGCGATCGGTGATTTCATATCTCAGTTTTCCGTTCGGCATGCGCTGCGGTCGCCCGGTGGGCAGCGGCTCCAAACCGACCACACCGCGCCTGCCAAAACTGATCTTTTCAGCCAAGCCGTTTCCCTGCATCAGGGTTTGGACGATCAGCCCTTCCCAGAACTCGACAGATGTCTGTTCGTGGTTCGGAGAAACCGTCAGAATGTCGGCAAGTTGACTGTCAACCGCCGCGCGCCCGTTTCCTTCTTTTTGATAGATCGACCCTGGAAGCGATGCGATGAGCTGCGCGGTTCGTGAGGTACAGGCCCACACCGCCGACAGCTGCATGATCGTCTGCGCAGAAACCTTCGGGCCGGCATTGCTGGACATGCCCCAGCCGCTAAGACTGGAACCGGAAAGAGAGTCGCCGCTTTCAAATCCGGAGTGACCAGGCGGCAAAGCCGCCCGCGGGCCTCGGCGAAAAAGGCGCGGAAGCTTCATGTGACCATTACCGGCGCGTCAAGAAAGCTGTCATAGTCGATCATGGGTTTCGCCTGTGGGTTTGCATGCATCAGCATCGCCGCATTCAGAAGCGCTATCACCGGATCAATCTTCGCGGCGCCTGCCAATTTTTTTGTGATCATTGGGTTTTTCGTGCTCAGCTCGACCTTGGCATTTCCGATCGCCCAGCCGATCACGTTTTGCGCGGATGGCGCGAATAGTCCCGCCTTTAGGCGCAACGGGACGCTTTGAATTGCGGGCGCTAGTCGTGTTCCCTGTGGAACGCCAACAATCAGAGGCTCCGAAAGGCCCACTTCGATCAGGCTTTCAAACAACTCAGGCAGTCCCGCATGATCAAGCCCGATGCCGGATACTTCGGGCAGCTTGCCGGATGCGGCCACCTGAAGACACAGCGCGACGACCTCTTCAACATGTTGATACTCTCCGTCACAGATCGTCAGATCGCCATCGGCGGCGAAGTCGATCAGTTTAGGCGCAATGCTTTTTCGGATCTGCAGAACGCCGCGCTGGCACCAGACATGCCCCCATCCAAGCCAGTTCCGCGTCTCGGCTTCGCGGCCGATGATATAAAGGCCGCACAGATCATCGTCGCCGCCGCCGTCAATCCCGATCGTCACCACTTCGCTGCGATCGATCAGCGCTTCGAGGGTGAGCCCACCCTCGACCGCGTCTTTGAGATATCTTTGTGCGGCCCATCCATCACCGAACCCAAATCCGCCGATCTCGACGTTGAGGTGTTGCGACGCGAAGAGCGCAAGAGCCTCGGGCCCGTCCTCCCGCGCTTCCTCGAAGCGCTGCCGCAAGTATTCATGGTCGATCGACAGTCCGTAATTTGGATTGACCATTTTCCAGGTTGCCTCGTCGCGCCAGCCTTCGCTTTCGAGGATGTCAGCCGGAAACTCGTAAATCACAGCCAGGACACCGGCGCTTGAACGGCCGTCACGCGCAGCGCGTGCGCGCTCGAGCTCTTTGCGGAATTGCCCTCCTGGAGGCACTTTTGACTGAGTCGTGATCTGCAGAAAAAAGCCCTCGGGCCGGGATGCAAGGCCACCACGCAGTTCCAGATAAACCGCCGCGGCCTTTTGCTTCATTCCAAGAACATGCGCCTCGTCCACAAGAACGAAAGACGCCTTCGATCCCGTGACCACATCGCCGTCGGCCGACACGACTTGCAGCTCTGCATTCGTCGTCAGATGCACAACCTTTTTTTGATGATCGACAATGTGGAACAGATCATCGAGCGCCCCGTCGATCTTGATCATCCCACGAACGTTCCGAAAAGCAATGCCGGATATCTTCTGCGTTTCCGACACCAGAACCAGCTCCGCGTTCGGACGCTCGTTCACGATCATTGCCGTCAACATTATCGCCGACGCAATTCCCGACTTGTAATTTTTCTTCGGCACCATCAGGAAAAACTCTTGGATCATGCGCCTTTTCGTTTCCGGGTCGTAACATCCGAAAATTGCTCGGACGAAATCGATCACCCAAGGCTCCGCAATATCGCCCAGCCGCGGCGTGCCGATGATGTCTGGGGCACGTAAACGCTTGAAAATCGCAACTGCACGATCTCCGGCGTCAGCGTAAAGCGGCAGATCCGGCAAAAGGCTTTGCCCCGCACGAATTCGATTCTCCCAATCCGGAACGGCCGTCGACCAGTCACGCGCCAATGGTCAGTGCCTCGTCGCTTTTAGAAGACTGCCCCATTCTTCGGATTCGGCACTGAC